ATACCACCACCACCACCACCACCAAAACCAATACCCATGCCAACCCTACAACGCGGGACCGGCCGTCTCCCATGGAAGTATGGAGACAAGCGAGTGAAATGCACACCCGGGGCGTCGTTCAACCCCAACGTTCCTTTTTCTTATGCATTCGATTCTAAGCTCGACCGTGATTCCCGCCGTCGAAAGGCCAAGCACCAAAGACATGACATTCTTGGTCCTTTATTTCAATTTAATCAGCCAGTCCTTACAGATGGATCATTTCAGGCCTTTTTGGCCGCTTTCAACAAACGCGTAAATTACAATTCTAATTTGCGGTGCCACCCCGACCTGCGCAAGGGGTCGAGGAAACTGTTGAACCAGACGGTTCCGGTTCAATTGCCGCCGATAGAATGGACACGCGAGTTATTTGAGGATTGGAACGCGGATTTTAAGCCGGACAAGCAGAAGAGGATGGTAGCCGCCCTTGACAAGATGAATTTATATCGGGATTCAGAGTTTGGAGCTAAGGAGATTTTTGAGAAGGTTGAATTGTTAATGAAGCGGCACGACCCAGCGTGGGCTGGTCGTATCGTTAATGCCTCCTCTGATCTCCATAACTGCATCTCTGGCCCCATTATAAAGGAGTGTTTGAAAAGGCTAGTTGCCTCCTTTGACTTGGCCCGTGAATCAGGCAAAAACAATATGGATTTTACTATTGCTTATGCCAAAGATCCGCAGGAGTTTGTGCCCATCGTCGATGGCGAAGGGCCGTTTATTGAAGCAGATTTCTCATCCAATGACAAATTACAGGTGGCGGACGTTGTCCAACTTGAGGCGATGTGGATGGTGCGTTTAGGGGCACCCGGCTGGTTAGCCGAGTGCCTTTTGCGTGCCAACCACTATTCGGTACTCAATAGGAAGTATGGTGTAAAAGCCAAGGTCAAGAACCAACTTCCGTCTGGATCAACTTCCACTACTTTCCGTAATTCGATTTGGAACAGTACAATATTTTTCACTTTCGGGATGAGATTTGGTATCCGAAGCACTACCTTGATACTGGGCGACGACATGTTGTCCAGGATGAAGAATGCCAAGATACCACGTCGGGCGGCAAGGTCGTACGAGCACATAGCTCGTCTTGCCCAGATGAGTGCGAAGGTCAAAGTTCACACCCATCTGGTGCAGTGCGAGTTTTTATCTAGGCGCTTTGTGCCTACTTCGTACGGCCATAGGATGATACCTAAACTTGGTAAAGCTTTTGGGAGGTTCAATGCTCGAGCCAACAACACGGACATCACGGATGACGAGTATGTTGCGGGCAAGTCCCTCTCGTATGCTTACGAGTTTAGGTATTACCCTCCTATATGCCGTTTATTTCTCGAACGATTCGGCGGGTGCACTACACCGATTGAGGGGGTTCGTCGCGAGGTGTTGTCATACAATTTGCGTTTGGCTTTGGGTAACGATTCGTTGTTACTCGCGGCCAAACGTATATACAACATCTCCGAGCCAATCTCAGACGATGATTTTTGCGCTTATGCCGATTTTCACTATGGAAAATGGCGTACTGACGTTCTAGAGGATCTGGAGTTTTTACTGTTTTCGGACCGTGACATGGATCTAGATCGCTGTTCTCCCTATCTCCAGGCTGATGTCTGGTAGCCTAGCTAATTGCTCTTTCCGGTACACCCGATGAGCAACTCGTGAGGCTCGAGAAC